TTTCTTCATCATCACAATATTGATATGCACCTTTGCCAATAGCAACATTTCCACCGGCTGTAGTTATAGCACTACCCGCACCTTTACCAATGAAAACATTTTCTTCTCCAGAAGTTATTGCATCTCCTGCTTCATATCCAATAACTACATTATAAGTTGCAGAAGTTAATGCTGTAAAAACACCTTTACCAATACCTATATTGCCTGTTGCAGAAGATAAAGTTCCTGTTGTCGGAGCAGAACCATCTGAATCCGTTTGAATAACTATTGAATCAGTAAAATTTGTAATGTCCATTGAGACATCGGATAAATCATTCATCGCTGATGCAGCACCAATATATGTTTTAACTCTCGACATATCACATCGTCTATTAGTTCCGCCACCACCATCATCTACTATGATTTCATCAGCATCAACTAATGCCGCTCCTATATCTGTTCCACCATCTATATTTAAATCGTCTATAGCTATTGAGCCATCTGGAAATACAGGTGCTTGTGCAAATGTTGCCACTTGACTTGAATTAATAGTTATTGCAGGTGTTGTACCTAAAGCAGAACCAAGTCCTAAAACTAAACTATCTGATGAATCATCTAATCCAACATAATAATCCTGTGCGTTGCCATCAAATACAATCTTGGTATCAACAGCCGCAGCGTCACCTACTGTAACTGAATCGTCTGTAATAGTTAAAATAGAATTTGTTCCAACAGTAGACCCTTCACCAATTACTAATTTATCTGATGAATCATCTAAAGCTATATAAAAATCTTTAGCATTACCATCATACAAAATAGTTGCATCCTCTGCGGTTGCATTTCCTATTGTCAGTTTTGGCGTTGAGCCGTCTATTTGTATTGTTCCCATTTATACTATTACCACGTTTCCTGTTATTGTTACTGTTGACGTAAATGTCACTGGGCCTGCTAAAACAGCAGACTCAATTGTTTGACTTGAATCTAGACTCGCCGCATGGTGTAGAATAGATTCATTAGGCGCTGTTGTGCCAATGTACTGTATTCCATTAATTGTTGCTACTTCGCTCATAAATCCTCCTTAACTGCTTATTGTATCAATATAACTTACCCAAATGTCCAAGCCACTTGCGGTATCACAATCGTGTGTCAAAACATCACCACTTACTAAAACAATTTTCGCTCCTCCTTGGATTAACTCAATTGAGCCGCCCGGAGGAATTGGTGTATCTTTAGTAATGTAGTAATTAGCTGAACTATTTACTACATAAATATCTACCTTAATTGTTGTAGTAAGAATGTTTGTACAACGAATACCAATAACAGCATCATAGTTACCCGCAGTTAAAACACCTGCCGCAGTAGTACCTTGTGCTCTTGCAATCGCCCTTCTAAAATCTTGTGCCATTCATCCTCCTATATCATAATGCGACGGCCATTGCAATTGCGAAGCCTTGACTCGCTGCACTGCCTGCCATGTATGTTTTAACAGCAGTTACATTTGTCATTTTCATTGTACCGCCATCATTAATTAAAATTCCGTCTCCATCTGCTAATGCATCTGTTCCTCTCGCTGTTCCACCATCTATTAAATTTAATTCCGCAGGAGTTGTTGTTACAGCCGTGCTTCCAAGAACTAGGTTACCATCTGGAACCACTAGTCTAGCGGCACCCGCAAGAATTAAATCATCAGCAGATGTATCCCATAACATATAGGCACTTGCTGTATCTCCAAACAATTTTACATCATATCCTTGATCATCTGCCCCAACTGTAAATGTTGCATCTAATTGAACTGCGCCATCAATATCTACTGCATCTAAATTTGTTGTTCCGTCTATATCCGCGTTACCGGATATATCTAAAGTTGCAGCGTCTAATTCTCCACTAATGGTAATATTTCTACCACCAGTAATGTCTATGTTACCATCAGCAACCATTGCTTTACTTGCTGCTGCTGTACCTGCTGTAATTCCATCAAGAAATTCTAATTCTGCTTCTGTTAGCTCTGCTCCCGAACCAAGAGTTAATGTTCCTGTAACTGTAAGATTATCATTAACTGTTACTTCAGAAGTTGTGTGTCCAATTGAAATAGGCACGCCAGATGTTGCAGTTCCTATAGTAATACCATTGGATGTATTAGAGTTATCTATATTTAATGATGTTGTCGCGTCTAATGAAATAGTTGTACCATCAACAGCAAGTGTTCCATCAATGTCTGTATTGTCTAAATTTGCTGTTCCATCAATATCTGCATTACCAGATATGTCTAATGTTGCTGCATCTAATTCTCCCGATAAAGTAATATTAGTAGCGCCAGTAATAGCACCATCTAATGCAACAGCACCATTAATGTCTATTGTCGTTGCTGCTATTTGTATTTCTGTGTCAGCTACTAAATCTAATTGACCGTCTGTCGATGAATTAATATATAACCCAGTATCTCTAAATAGTAATTTATTCGTGCTATTTAAAGTTAAACCTGTGCCGTCTGTGTGTGTTAAAGTTGTGTCAGAATCAGCACCAAATTTTAATACGGCTGAATCTGATCCTAAAATAAGATCATTTGGTAGTGTAACGTCTGAACTAGCATCTTCAAATACTGCTTTACTAGCCGGTAAAGTACAAAATACGTCCTTTGTGCCAGCACTAAAGTTAGTAGCGGAATCGCTATTTGAACTTGTAATGACAGTAGTTCTTGCTAATGTATCCGTAGATGCGTCAGTAACGGTACCTAGTCCTACTTCCCATTCATCTTCATCACGATTAACAATAGCATAATATGTTGTGTTACCATCAGCAATACCTGCAACAAATGTCTCGAATCCCGAAACAGCGCCACTTAAATTAAGCGTGCCTGTCCCAGTCGTTGTTGATGTTTCTTTTACTCTGTCATTTAAAACTAGAGCCATAAATTGTCTCCTACGCTAATCGTAATATTGCGTTACTGGCATCTGCTGTTGGAAATTGAATAGTAAATGTTCCACTTGTAGATGTTTTGTCTCCACCAAAATCTAATACAGCGACAGCTTTATTTGAATCTGTGCTATTATAGATTAATGCTCCTCTTGCCGTGATTGTCGCTGATGTAAAAGATATATCAGCAAAATCACAAAGTGCAGTAGTACCACTTGTAGTTGGGGTTACGCTTGTAAGCGATCCACCGGTTGCGGTATAAGTTCCAGAATTTGAAACTTCGTTTGAACTTGAATAAGCAGTTGTAGTTGCATCTAGTGAAGCTGAACTTGAATAAAGCGCAATTTTAAAAGTATCTCCTGTAGTAGCAGTAAAATTATGCGTACCAACGAGCAATTCTCCCTTAAAACTTGTGCAAACAGCTTGAGTTATAGCCATATTTGTCCTCCTATGGGTTTTGTGATTGCAAAGGAGTTCTTAACGCCCCGTGCATATATTCATCTCTTCGGTGTCTTCCTTGTTGTTCTATAACTAACGCTTGAAGAGCACGTTGATATGATTGTTCATATAATTGCAGCATTTCCGCTGGTCCCTTCAAGAATTTGAAGGCTTCTGCAAGACATCCATATAATAATAATGACGGAGCATTATTACCCAACCAAGAGGTTGTATTGGAACTAGATAATCTTGTTGGTAATCGTGTAATTCCTAATTCCACGTTATAAGCTAAATCTGGAGTTGGCGCAACATAAATTGTGTTATGATCCCACCATGCCCAATATCTAGGAGTGCTTGTAGAAGTTCGATCCGGCCAATATTCGTTCATAAAACTAATATCGCGTTGTTCTAAAAAATCCCTTGTTGTTGAACTTGGAGAATATATCTGCATTGTTCTAATAGTACCAAGAGATTCTGGTGTAGGTGTTGTTCCACCCGGAAGAGATAAGAAAGCATTATCTGCTATTAAGTTAGCTGTTTGATGTGACTTAAATACATCTAGATCAACATCTCGAAAAATGCGATTTTCTACATGTTCAATAAAATCATTCGTTATAGTAGATGATAAAACAGCGGTACTAACTTCCGTGTATTCTAAAATTTGTGTTGTTAATTCTGCGTATGTAACGGCCATTATGATGTACTCACTGTTACTGTACCAATAGTTGTTGCAATTACTGGTTTTTTATTATTAGTTGCTGGTACCATAGAATTATCATGTTCAAAAAAACTTAAACCCCCAACAATAACTGTCATAGGTTCTTTCCGTGCAAGTCTTGCATCTTTTAAACTTTGTGCATCCGCTGCATGTTTTTGTCTTTCTAATTGTGGATGTTTAGATTCAAATTCTGATTTATGAACTAAAGAACCATTCCATTCTTTGACCATTTCAGTGTAAGGAAATTCTAATCCACTACGATCAGATATTGCTCTTGCATATTTACCTGCTGCGTGTGCCATTAGATATATCCTCTCTCTGGTGTAGCAAAGAAACTGGAACGTGGTCTATCTTCTTCTGAAGCACGTTGCCATTCTTCTTCGTACAATTGTTTTAATAAAGGTGTTCTCTCTGGTGCTTTTTTTACCGAAGTATAATAAGCAAGGCCAGAAGTTAAACATGGTAAAAACCGTGTAGGCACTTCTAATTCATTTTCATAATTACCAGCATTTTGTATTTTTGTAAGTCCCCAATACTTAAAAGTATGAGCACCATCTGGTGTAGGATATAAATATAATGTTGGTGTAGAAGAACCACGCTGTAAAAAATATTGTACAGGTGTACCTTCTGTCGTTTTTTTAGAAATATTTAAATATTCAGCACGGCTAATACGATCAACTTCTACATCTGTTGTTGTATTACCTGTCGTATATAAAACAGCTTCTAAAATATCAATTAAGTCAGAATCTAAAGTATAACTAGATGTGCTTGCGGTTAATGTTTTTGTACGTAGTTCAACGGTCCATAAATTAATACCTCTGTTAGCCCATTCAGCCAACATAATATTAAGAGAACGTCTTGCACTTTTTAAATCATAACCCGATCTAGAATTAAGTCCGCATCTTTCAAATGCTTCCTCTATAACTTGATCAACATCTAAATTAAAAGTAGTAGTTCCGGACGTTGCCATTACTTACCTACTTTTCTCATTGCCTTTTTATGAGCTTGATTAAAAGTTTTACCTTTTTTCATAGCCTTTTTCATAACAGACATATGTTTTTTAGTATGGTGTTTAGAATGCTTTTTTAAAACTTTCTTTTTACCTTTTGATATTTGTTGCGGCATGGAAGACCTCGATATCATTTATTAATATATTTTTTGAAATTCAGCTATAATCGTATACATGTTACCGCTATCAGCGGCTCCCGGTACAACTAAATTAACATCACTTTCATTTGTGTTACTAGATTTGTCTGCTGGTATTCCACCAAACTCTCTAAAATCCCAATATCCTGTGCCTGTTAAACCAATTACAGGAATATCTCCATCATCATCTTCTTCATCTAAACGAGCGTAAGAGTCTCCTCCATCGCCACCTTGACATGAAAACCAAACCCTAAGTAAAGCTAAATGTGCTACAGCAGTTCCATCTGGTCTAGCGGCCATCGCTGACACATCACCAAAAACGGTTGTTGCTCCTGTTCCATCTGATTGATTAACTATTTTGATTACGACGCGATTGTCGTTTTGTTGTAGGATAGTCGGTCCTGTTACTGTATCTGCCATTGTTTCCCTCCTTAATCAAGAAACGTGGGGCCGAAGCCCCACTAATTATTTATTTTACTCGTATACGTTTCTGCTCATGCAAATGTAATGAGTATTTAATGCTTCAGCAGCACCTGCATTTGCTTCAATTCCGTTATAAGGAATTAAATCAATATCATCAGTTAATGCTGTAGATTTAGTAGTACCAGTTGTTACTGCTGTACCACCGGTTGATCCAGAAGTACTTGTAACATTATATTGTATACCGTTTACGAATATAGCAATTTTTCTGTCACTATCTATTTCCATTTTTAAATGATATGGCGTATTTGCTGCTACAGTAATTGGTAACTGACTGATATAATCAGTATCCGCAATACTGTAAACAAAGTGTAACTTTGTAAAGTCAGTATATGATTGACCAGAATTATCAGCGTCAGTCAAGAAATTGAAGTATGCTTGATTAGCATCTGTCGCAACTTCCGGCACATTTGTTAATTTTAGTCCAGCCCAAACATTTTGGTTATCAATTGCTGGTAGCATAATTGATGTTTCCCAATGTACTTCATTTTCTGTTCCCCATAGACAACCTGCCCACGCTGTTGCGGCAGTATCTAAGTGAGGTGTTAAAATTGCTTGGTCTTGGTCTGCTCCTGCTGTTGTTGCTAAAATTCCTGCGGAAGTTGTAGCAAATGTAGCCAAAGCAGTAGTCATGTTAGTTCCAAGAGCTTCCCAGTTTCTATTCAACGCACGTTGAACTTCAACTGTTGATACTTGGTCGATATTTGCATTTAGACCGGGTCTTTGTAAAAACCATTCGTCTAAATAGAATCTTCTAGCATCTTTAGCTGTTGTACCTAAAGTTCTATCGCTATCTAATCCTGTGGATGCCGTCTCAGTAAAAAGTTTAAAATCTTTTTTCGATCTTACTGGACCGCTAAAGCTTGTATTAGCCATAATTTTTCTCCTTGGTCGTATAGACCTTTCGTCATACAGTCTCTATACCGTCTGCCTAGCCAGTCTGTACAACTATTAATTACTAGGGTGTTAAATGTGGGGCCGAAGCCCCACAAGTCAAGAGTAATTATGCTCCCGGAGAACCGAAAATACCTCTCCAGTCAGACCAGCCGAAGCTGTATCTTTCTCTGGCTTTGTATTTAACGTTTCCAGTTTCAAAATCGCCTTCCATTTTAGTGGAAATAGCGGCTCTTTGGAA